AAGTATTATACAATTTATTTTATTTAAATAGACAAACCGGAACATCATATAAAATGAAAAGCGTTTTTGAATTCGTATTCTATCTAATAATGGCAATGATATTTTATTATAATTTTTATGGATATGAAAACAAAAACAAAATTTCACAAATAAAAAACTATGCAGAAGAAATAGAAAAATTCAAAAATCATTTATTTAAATATGAAATTGCTAAGGAACAATTCAATAGAAAATGTAATCAAACGTTTTATTCAATTGGAAGTATGAAATGTGGTATGATTAATTTTCAAGGAGACCTAATTTATGGATATAAAAATGGCTGTGGTACATTATACTATCCAAATGGACATTCATATGAAGGTCTTTGGGAAAATGATACAGAAAATGGGTTTGGTATGTATATAGACAATCATGATAATGTTTTAGTTTCAGGAAATAAAAAAAATGGTAAATATGATGGGTTGGTAAAATTTCATATTGATGTAGTATCTAATAATAGTAGTATACAGAATTTTCATTGTTTGTTTTCAGAAGGAATTTGTTCAGATTGTTATGTTGAATATAATAAAACAATAACACATGTGATGAATAAAGAGGTTTTAAATCTTTGTACATTTTAGAGAAAAAGTGTATGAAAAATAAAAAATTGATTTACTTTTTTGTTTTATTTATACTAAGAAAAAATACAACAACACAGCAATACTATTCAAAATGTACAAACTAAACGACTCGATTAATATTAAAAATATTGAATGGGATAGGTTAGTATTGAATCCAAATGCTATTTCTTTATTAGAACAAAATCTGGATAAATTAGACTTTTATTCTTGGAAAAATTTATCGGAAAATCCAAATGCGATTCCTTTATTAGAAAAAAATCAAGATAAAATTGACTGGACATGGTTATCAAGAAATCCGAATGCGATTCATTTATTAGAAAAAAACCCTGACAAAATTAACTGGGAATGGTTATCTGAAAATCCAAATGCGATGCATTTATTAGAAAAAAATCAAGATAAAATTGACTGGTCATGGTTATCAAGAAATCCAAATGCAATACCCTTATTAGAAGCAAATCCTGATAACATTGAGTGGGCTCTATTATCATCAAATCGAAATGCAATTCCTTTATTAGCAGCAAATCCCGATAAAATCGATTGGAACGTTTTATCAGGAAATCTAAATGCAATTCCTTTATTAGAAGCAAACCGAGATAAGATTGAGTGGGCTATATTATCAGCAAATTCGAATGCGATTCCTTTATTGGAAAAAAATCCAAAAAAAATTGATTGGGCTAGTTTATCGGAAAATCCAAATGCGATTCATTTAATAGAACAAAATCTTGGTAAATTAGACGATGAATGTTGGGGTTATTTATCAGAAAATCCATGCATATTTGAATTAGACTATGAAGCATTGACATCAAGATGTTGTATTTACAAAGAAGAATTGATGCAAATCACAATGCACCCTTCGAGAATTCAAAAACTATTAGATATGGGAATAAGTATTGACGAATTAGATAATTATATATAAATCGTAAAACTGTGAATTTCGCTATATGTATACATAGTATAGTATTATTAAATTCATGTCAGATACATCCATTTTGTTGGAAACGCCAGATAATATAAAAATAAATAAAAAACAATATCAAAAAATCATATTTATAAACAATGCATTAGAAGATGGTTGGTCGATTAAGAAAATGAACGAAAAATATATTTTTACAAAAAAACATGAAAATCGTAGAGAAATATTCCAGGAAGATTATTTAGAAAATTTCATTATATCGAATTTTAAAACCTAATATATCATTTTTTATGTATATTTCCAATATGCATAGCATATATGGTAACAGTTATATACATATGAAAAAACTCGAAATAGAATTGTGAATTAATACACACAATTCTATTTATTTAGCAATAATTTCTGAAATTATTTTCTTGGAATAGTATATATCCTAAAAATGGGTGGAGCACTAATGCAACTAGTCGCCTACGGCGCACAAGACGTCTTCCTTACCGGAACCCCAGAAATTACCTTCTGGAAAGTATCATACCGCAGACATACCAACTTTGCCATGGAAAGTATTGAACAAACTTTCTCTGGCCAAGCCGATTTTGGTCGTAGAGTTACTTGCACCATTTCAAGAAATGGTGATTTAGCTTACAGAACCTACCTTCAAGTCACCCTTCCAGAAATCAACCAATCCCAAGCTTCCACTGGAGGTGATGGTGTCTATGCCCGTTGGTTAGATTTTGTCGGTGAACAACTTGTTTCCCAAGTTGAAGTCGAAATTGGTGGCCAAAGAATTGACCGTCAATATGGTGATTGGATGCACATCTGGAACCAACTTACCCTTTCATCCGAACAACAACGTGGATACTTCAAGATGATTGGTCACACCACTCAACTTGTATACATCTGTGACCCTGATTTCGCCGCTGTCTCAGGTGCTTGTTCATCAAACGGAGGACCAAACCAAGTTTGCGCCCCAAGAAACGCTCTTCCAGAAACCACCCTTTACATTCCTCTTCTTTTCTGGTTTTGCAGAAACCCTGGACTTGCTCTTCCACTTATTGCTCTTCAATACCACGAAGTCAAAATCAATATTGATTTCAGACCAATTGGAGAATGTTTATGGGCTGTTAAATCATTAACTGCCAGTAACGGAACCACCCAATCAGTCACCGCTGCTTACCAACAATCTCTTGTTGCTGCTTCCCTTTATGTTGACTATATCTTCCTTGATACTGATGAACGTAGAAAGATGGCACAAAATCCACACGAATACCTTATTGAACAACTTCAATTCACTGGTGATGAATCAGTCGGTTCCTCATCTAACAAAATCAAGCTTAACTTCAACCATCCTTGCAAGGAATTAGTCTGGGTTGTCCAACCTGATGCCAACGTTGATTACTGTTCATCCCTTGAAGCCGGTTCAACTTTATACAAGACCCTTGGTGCCCAACCATTCAACTACACTGATGCCATTGATGCCCTTCCAAACGCTATCCATGCTTTCGGTGGTCCAACTGAAACTCGTGGTTCTAACTCATTCATTGCTACCAGTGGATTATTCCAAATGCCAGGTGCTATGGATGTACCAATGAGTATCCCATCAGCCGGTCTTTCTGACTGGGCATCTTCTGGTAATCCTACAAACAACTACCAAGCATTCGTTGACCAAAACAGTACTGGTACATCTGCTTCTGGATTATCTGATGCCGGAACCTTCGTTCTTGCTGAAACCGCTCTTGATATGCACTGTTGGGGTGAAAATCCAGTTGTCACTGCCAAACTTCAACTTAACGGCCAAGACAGATTCTCTGAACGTGAAGGCTCATACTTCGATGTTGTCCAACCATTCCAACACCACACCCGCGCACCTGATGCTGGTATCAACGTATACTCATTTGCCCTTCGCCCAGAAGAGCATCAACCAAGCGGATCTTGCAACTTTTCCAGAATTGATAACGCTGTTCTTCAACTTGTCCTTTCATCTGCTGCTGTCGGTGGTACCGCCACTGCCAAAGTCAGAGTATATGCTCTTTCATACAACGTATTGAGAGTCATGTCCGGAATGGCAGGCGTCGCATACAGTAACTAATTTAATTAGAATAAATATAATTAGAATAAAGTAATATAAAGAATATATGTTATAGTTAAATATAACATATATAATGTTAGACACCCCCCAATATCAAGTGATTTATTCGTATAACTACGGCTTTAATTGTGCTGTTTTATCATACAATGATAAAAATATATATGTAGATTGTGATGACCTAATGAAAATATTGAATTTCAAAAAAAATTTTATATTAAATAATTACGAAGATGATTATACAAGTTTCGGTGAAAATTATAAAAAATATTTTTTAATAGAATTTTTATATAAATTTGATATGGATAGTGTCACTTATATATTTCGTAATAACAATAAATATGATTTAAGAAAATGTAATATTGAAATATATCATAAATATCATCGTGAAGTTGCAAAGTTATACAAAATAATTAAATATACACCCGGTCATATCAAAAATCGTGGTAATTCAGCAAATCAAATGAAAAATCCATTATGGATTGTAGAAAAAAATGAAATAAATATCATATTAATGTATTGCGAAAAAGATACAATTGTACAATTATGTGAAAAATCATACAAAGAAATTTTGGATTTTGAAAAACAAATAGAAGAAAAACTTACATTCTTTTTACAAAAAAACGGATACGTCGCCACTCATTTACCAAAATGTAATGGCGATTTATTATATATTCATCAAATTATAACTGGATGTTATGGAAACGGAAAAGGAACATCCGATATTAGCGTTGACCATATTGATAGAAATCCATTAAATAATATGTATGACAATTTACGTATAGCAACGCGAGAAATGCAAGAACAAAATTCAATGGGTATTATGCCTGGGACTAAAAAAGAACGTCAAAAAAATGCACGACCATTACCAGAAGGTATTCAGCAATCTATGTTGCGTAAATATGTGGTGTATTATTACAATGTATATAACAAAGAAAAGAATTTAAGTAGGGAATACTTTCGTGTAGAAGGTCATCCAAAATTGGAAAAAATTTGGGAAACAACAAAGTCAGAAAAGGTTTCTATAACAGAAAAACTTCAACAAGCGAATAAAATCGTAGATGATTTGGAAAATGATATATATCCAGAAAAAATGCAGCGAAATTTACCGAAATATGTATCCATTGTTGTTTTTAGAAACAAGGAACAATTATGTTATGATAAACGAGGTGGAGAAACTCGAAAAAATTTAAAAATGGTATTACCAACAGAATACGATATAGACGAACAACTCAAAATTTTCAATGAAAAAATAAAAGAAAAATACGAAGGCGAAAGTATAATTGAATAAACTTGCTTTACTTACAGGTAAAACAAGATAAAAATATTGTTTTTTGATATTGAAAACAAAAAAGAAACAACGAGCATTAATAAAAATGAAATTTATCAGTAAATTATAAAGAAATATCATGATATTTATGGTAGTAACTATAAACTTGCTTCTCCGTACAGAGAAGCAAAATAAGAAAGATATTGGTTTTTGATATTGAAAACAAAAACCAATAAATAACGAATATTATTAGAAAATAATTTTATTCTAAATACACATTATACAACTTTGCTTTCCTATATGGGAAAGCAACGCTCTCAACTGAAATATTGTGTCAATGAAGAAAATTTTATCTTGAATATCGAGACATTCGACAAATTTTGTTTGAAAACTGGAACAAAAACCCCAATATTTATATAATTACACAAAAAATTATATAAATAAAACCGGAATATTATTCCAATGGCATACATAGCAAATACAAATACTCAAAATGAATTATTAATGAAAAACCTAATGGATTTTTATAACAATCGCGATAATTTGAACAAAATGATGTGTATTATCAATGGCGAATCCAAAATTTCGCTAAGAATCGTCGATTGGTTCGTAACCAATTTTGCGAAAAAATTCTATACCGTCTATGAATTGGAGAACAAACACAGCGAAACTACATCCAGATTCAAAGTATATAATGACTACAAGTTGAAACTAAAAGCCTATTCTAAACGCAGATTTGACCCATTTTGCAGATGGGAACGTATTTCCATTCCATATGACGATGAAAAATACATGGAAACCACGATTGGACAACTCAATTTTTTCAAATGGGCAATCGAGAACAAAATAGTTGATTATATTAAAGATAATTATGACGCAATTGAGAACGATATGAATGCGCGAAACAGTACATCCAAAAACAAAAAATCATTGGATTCACAAGACGATAATTCAAAAACGCGTAAAAAGCGCGAAGAATTATCAGTATCTGCCTGCAAATGCATTAAAAAAGAGACCGTGAAAATTGTGGTAAAATTCAACTAGTATCGTAATATTTTACTGCATCGGGGGTTTCTAAATGAACAGTGGGCAGCGCTTCCCATTCGGAAAACGGAATCGCTTTGGTAGTCGATTTTTCCAATGAAAGCAAATGTTTTAGAGCCATCATTCTTTTTTCCAATGGATAAACTGATGGTGATATTTTACGACTAATTTGTTTCCAACGCCATTCAAATTGCAACGCGGCTTGCCAATTTGGAAATCCAGAGACATGACATGCTCGCGTCCATTCTTCACCTCGATTGACTTTCATTCCAGTGGCGTGGGCCCCGCCCTTAATTTCTTTATTATGTTGTCGCAATCGTCGTTCCAGGTCAACCGTCGCACCTACGTAAGTATTTTTGTTTGTAGATTCTAATAAATATACATAGGACATTTTTATGGAATATAAACACATATTTTTATATGTATTTATCAAAATAAACGATTTAAAAGTATAGAAAATAAATATAAAAATGGAGTCAAATGAATCAAAATACATAATGG